TAAAAAAACACATCATATTCAGGTACTGAATATGATGTGTCATTTTTATTCAAATATCAATTCTTAGAACTTACCAGCTTTTGCTGCTTCCTCGATAGAAACAGGCAACCGCGCAAAATCAGCACTTTTTCGGCGTTTTGTGTATTGCGCGTGTTGTACCATTGGGGCTTTATGCCATTTCGCAGGGTTTTTCAACGTTCTTTATGTCTTTATTTTATCGCCTGCGCCATATCATGTCAAGAAACTTCAATCACGGTCACAAGATCGCTGCGCTTCGTGATGTAATACCCCGATTTGATCTTGTAGAAGTCGCCTTCTTCGCCCACGATTGTGAATGCTTCGCCGTATGTTGCCGCGCCTGCTACATATTTTTGATCGTAATCTGGTTTTGTGCGGTAGTTTACGCCGTCACTGCCCTTGTATATGACTTTCACAAGGCGTTTTGCTTCCTTTTTCGTGAATTCCACAAGATCGCTGCGCTTCGTGATGTACCAGCCCGACTTCACTTTGTAAAAATCGCCGATTTCGCCCACAACTGTCAAGATTGTTCCCTTTTTCACTGCTCCAGCAATGCTTTTCTTGTCATAATCTGGCTTTGTGCGGTAGTTTACGCCGTCGCTGCCTTCATAAATGATCTTTATTGTTCCAGATACCTTCTGCAATGTGTCTGTGGCTTCCGTTTTTGCCCCTTCCTGCGCTTTTTCGTCGGTGTTGGTAATTTTATTCAATACCGCAAGAATTTTCGCGCCGTAGCCTGCGCCAGCCGCCCAGCCTTTGCCGTTTGGGTTCTCTTGAATGCCTAAATATTCCACATAAGGCGCGCAACCTCTCTGAACATATTTGAAGCGCGGATCAACGCAATCATTTTTCAAGGCTCCTTCGGTTGCGTATGCCTTCAAGTGCTGGATCTGGGCGCGTACACCTTCCCGACGGCTTGCAAAGCTGTTGCCCTTCATGCCGTTTCGTGTCACTCCCATGCCGCAGAAGTTATTTTGATCCAGTGTGACGGCTGATCCTTTAAATTCAAGGTCGCCAGTTTCAATGAACATCTGCGCTGCGCCAATGTCGCCGCGTATTCCTTCCGCTTCGCCTTCTTCAATGTAAAGCTGCGCCAGTTCTGACGCAAAAGAAGCCGTGTTCGGGTTTACTTTGATCATGTATGTGGCGATCTGTGCTGCCGTCGCCTTTGATTTTCCGCAGATCATTGTATATTTTGTGTTGCTCTGGTCTTTTTCCTGCTCCTGTTCTTCTCGCTGCATGATAGCTGCTTTGAATTTCTGCCATGTAGCTTCAAACACATTGAAAATATATGGGTTCGGGCAGATTTTCCCTGTCACATCGTAGTGACGGATCACGTTTTCGGCAGGAATATTGTATTTTTTCATCAAAAGTCTGGTCAATTCGATTGTTGCCTGCACGGTTTCGTCTGTGAAGTACCAGTCTTTGTCGCTTGCTGATATTGTGGCGGTTGAATGCTTCTTCACTGCCATTTCAATGCCGATCGAATTACTGTTGCGGCATTCTGCGTGCTTGTAGGACTTCGCGCCACAATGCCATGCGGTGTCGTCGTCTTCTACGATCTGGAAGATTTCGCCTGCGTGTCCGACTGCGTAATGCGCAGACGCTCCAGCATAAGTGCGCGCCCAGTATTTCGCCAGATTTTCCGCAGTTGCAAGACCGCCAAAATAGTGAATGACAATATACTTTATACGCCCAGTGTCGTTTTTGTCGGTAAAATTGATCTTTGTCAAATAATTTCTGTTTATATTCATTCGATCGCGCCTTCCTCTCCCCAGAAGCCCATTTCGTCTTCGTCAAAACGGTTTCTGAATTCTGCCAGTGCGTCGTCGTCCATGCCTTCGACTTCCTGTTGAAGTTCGCGGCGTTCTTCGTCAGTCATTGTCTTTGTATGCTCTGACTTCATGTTGTTTTTCCTCTTAATAGCACAAGCCCCATGAAGGGGCTTGCGGAAGTGTTATTCTGTGGCGTTTGTGCCTGCGTCGCTGTTGTTTTCTTCGGTGTCAATGTTCATTTTCTTTTTCATCATTTTTTCAGTGATAGCAAGCCCCTTGATCAAGAAGTCTGGTACTTTGTAGCCCATTTCAACCAGATTTTCAAGAATGCTTCGCGCTTCGTTCACAAGCAGCATGGCAAGGGTAAACCAGCCGATCATTGTCAAAAATGCAAGGTCAACGCCCAGCAAGTCATGTCCGACGGCGACGAATACGTCTGCAACGACGAACGCTACAAGGATAACAACCCAGTAACCTAGTTTCTTGACTGCGCCTTTTAATCCCACTTTGCTGCTTTCTTCATGTTTCTGGCGTGATTTCCACCAGCCTGTCAGCCAGTCGCATACATTCAAAAGAAGGTATGCTGCGAAAATATACCAGTATGTGCCGAAAATTGCTGTTAAAACCGCGATTGCTGCGCCCACGGCTGCGTTGTACTTATCCACAAAAATTGCTGTTTTCATTTTCCTGTTGTTTTCTCCATTCATAGTTCATTTACTCCATTTCGTAGCCGTCGTTGATTAACTGTTCCTTCACTTCTTCGCGGTATTCTTCTGGTACGTCGTCCAGTGTTGCGTATTCTTCGCCGTCGTCAATACCTTTTTCAAGCACGCCCACCGCCACGTCAACAATGTGTTTCGGCGGTATACTGTCGATCGTTCTTGATCCTGCAATTACAAGTCTAATGTATAAATTTTTCACGATGTCGCCCCCTGTTCATAAATTGCCGCGATCCCTTCCATGATTGCGATCTGGTTTTCGCTTTCTGCGATTTGTGCTTCGTAAATTGCCGCGATAGCTTCCAGCGTTGCCGTGTTGTTCTCTTTGATCATCATGGCAAACGGCGCGTCAAGCTGTGCAAGCTGTTCTTTGTATTCGTCGTATTGTTTCGGTGTCATGTCTGCGAAGTCATATTCCCAGACTTTGACTTTGCCTTCGTCGGTGGTTCGTGTCGTTCGTGTGATGTTTTTTCGCACTTTTACCCTTTGCACGCCCATTTCAAGATCTGCTGGGCGTTCTGTGTTCTGGGTTTCGCCCCTTTTCCATTTAAGCTGCTGCAAATTTTACACCTTCTTTCTTTGAATGTTTTGACACTTTGTTTTTCAGCGATTTTATATTGATATAGGGTTTTATGCGTTCTTCATATACTGCGTATGTGTCCGTGCATTTTATATACCCCATACTGCTGATCATGCTGCAAGCGTCATACCAGTTCACTTTCTCTTTCTTGTAAAGCCGTCTGGCTTTGCGTGTGATCCGATAGAATAACGCTTTGCGAAGTGTGGTTCGGTTGCGTCGGAATAGAAAGCCCATGAAGTCAAGGGCGCGCCCATATTCTTTTACAACCTCTTTCGCGGTATTTGTTGCCGTGTCGAATACTTCCACCGCAACTTCTTTCGCAAACAAAAATACTTGTTTATTTTCCTTGATCGTCAAGCCCAGCTTTTCTTCGCAGTATTCGCAGATCCGTTTCATTGCCGCGTGAAGTTCTCTTTTGTTGTTTCCGAAACACACTATGTCGTCCATATAACGCACCATGTATTTGATACCGGAGGCATATTTCGGCACATTGTACCTTTTCACGCCTTTTCGTTTCATTCTGGCTTTGTATGCTTCTTCTTTCTTTCCCTTCTCTGGCAAGAATATTTCCTGTTTTATGTAGTGATCCAGATCTTGCAAATAGAAATTCGCAAGCCATTGGCTTGTGTAATATCCTAACGGCAAGCCGTCGTCTACTGCGTCAATGATTAGATCCAGCAGGCGCAATGTCTTTTCGTCTGAAATTACCCTGCGCAGCTTTGCTTTCAAGATGTCGTGCGGTATGCTCTCGAAGAAGTGCCGCACGTCTATTTTCATAACGTATTTTGTTTCTTTGTGATTATCTTTCAACCAGCGTTCAATGTATCTTTTGCCATAATGCGCACCGCGTTTCTTTACCGATCCGCAAGTGAAGGCGTATGCTCCGCGATTTATTACTTTGTGAAGCGTCGGATCTTTTCTGATCGCTTCGTCTGTCGGTGCAAGTATCTGTATGATCGCATGGTGTACTACTTGTTCATAACGGTAAAACGGCTTTATGATGTACCGCTTTTCATTTTAAAGCCGTCGTTGATTTGTTGCTTTTCGTGCTTTGCTGGCTTCCATTCTTCATTCTTTAGAATTTCGTGCAACTTGTCCACATGGGTGTCAAGGTCTGCAAGCACTCTGGCAATGTCTTTTCTTTGTGTTTTGCCCTTTGCTGCTCTTTTGAATGCCAGCCGCAAATTGTCTTTGTCGATGATCTTTTCGTATAAATTCTTGTAGGTTTTCACGGTTTCCTTTCTATTGCTTCATGGGCTTTCTATGTTTCAATACTAACCCAGCCTACATCAGCACCATTTCAAGATTTAATCTTCCGAAGATTGTGTGCATTAGGTTTTCGCACCGTGTTTTTATAGAAATGAGCGCGCGGAAATGTTCCAGTTCGAATTCGACACAAGGTTGTTCACATTCACAGCACCGCCACACTTCAAACCATTGTTGCAGTTGCCGCCGACAATCGCCGAAGAAGACGTGAAAGACCGCGCAGGCGCACACAAAATCCGCTTTTCGTTGTCGTATATATAATTTTATATGTTATCTATGCCGCAAGGGTATTTGGGGGCTGTTCGCCCCCACGCCCCCATTTTGACTGCTTAGTCTTCGATGTCCGAAGCCTGCGCAGTCGTAGGCGTTTTCAGATAGGCGCGCGCGGAAAAGTCCCAGTCCGAAGCCGACACAAGGCTGCTCACAGCCACAGCACCGCCACACTTCAAACCATGGTAGCAGCCGCCGCCGACAAGCGCGTGATCGACTTGCGAAGCGTTATACCAGCCGCCGTCGCAATAGTATGTATCAGAAGATCCGTCAAGGACTGTCGGCACTTCGCCATATTCAGTCAATACGCCTTCTTTGATGTATGATCCCGAAGTTCCAGACATTGACAAGCCTGTGTTGATGTAGCCGTCGCCTGTTTCATTATACGGTGGGTATGGTTTCAAGTAATGTTTACCGCCGACATACAACCAACCTTCTATACGCTCCCATGCGCCGCCCTGCCATTCAGCATGAAGGAATTTTCGTGGCTTGTTCACGTCTGCGCCGTAGCCGAAGAAGCGACCGCCTGTCAGAAGTGTTCCTGTCTTTGACAAGTTGCTTGCTGCTGAACCGCCAGTATAATTTCCGTAGCCACAAGCGTCCTGCTTGTCGGTGGATCTTGTCAAAAGCGTTTCAAGTTCCCACAAAAGAATTGTCATTGACATATAGCCTGTTGACCAGCCAGCACCGTTGTTCTTTGCGTATGTCAGTTCGTTTGCTCCAGTCTGTGTGTTCATTTGGGTTTGTCCTGCTACCGAACGCACCTTTGAAGAAATGAGCGAACCGAAAAACATCGGGATCATGGTGTATGGCTCGATTGATCCGTCTTCTCTGGTGTGCGCGTATGCGTGGAAGTCTTCGTCAAGCTGGATATTGCAAAACTGGCGATACTTCTTTGTGCCTTCTGTCCAGCGTTTTACATAGATCAGCGGAATTGAAGCCATTGCGTTTCCGTCGTAGCTTGTGTTTGATACGTCGGACGCTGTGCCGTCTGCTTTTTTCTTTGAATAATCATTGTGATCCAGTTCGTAGTCGATCGTGCCGTCAGATTTTACCATAAAAGGCTTGTTGCCTTTGATGAACCATGCTGCGTCTTCTGTCCAGCTTCCTTCTGTCCAGCCGCCTGTGTTATCTGCTACACAACGCGCTGGCGTGAAGCCTTCGCACATATCGGTATAGTGGATCTTTGTTTCTGGGTTGCTGTCCGTCGTGTCGTCGTAATATCCAAACAAAATATATTCTTGTGGCGTGAATTTTGCTGCATTCGCGCTGTTTCTGTTGAAAAGCAGATAATCGCTGAACGGAAAAGCTGCCACATAATATGTTGTGTCGTTTGTCAATCCTTCCGCAATCTTTGCAGTTTTCTGGTATTTCTCCAGATCTGTTACTTCTTCAATGATTGTGCCGTCGTTTTCGTGTTCTGGCAGGCTGCCTTCTTTCAATACAAGCCGATAACCTTTGACCGTGCAAATTCTCTGACCGTCGATCAAGGTATCTGCTGGCGGTGTCACTTTGATTTTCACGCCGCCGTCGATTGCCTGCGCGGAAATTGCCAGCACGTCCGCTGGTGGTATTCCTTTTTTCATGTTGTCTATTGTGTATTTACTTCCTACAAAATCAGCCATTTATCTGTTCGATCCTTTCTGAAATTTTGTTGCCGTCAAATACGGTTGTCTTTTTGTATCGGTTGCCGCTTGTGAAGTGGTATTCTTCTTCGATCTGGGTATCAGATGCAAAAGTGGTTGTTTTCACATTACCGTGTGCGTCGGTTTCTGTGATCATTTTTCCGTCGTCGCTGAAAACGTAGTCTTTCGCCGTAAAGCCTGCCATTGCAAGGTTCAAACCTTCTTCAATGTCCAGACACACTTTGCCGTCAACAACTCCGATTGTGACTTTTTGCATTTTGGTTTCGATCATCAGAAGCAAATTGCCTGCTGCCGCTTCGTCCAAAATATCTTTGATACTTTCCACCCACGCTTCAAAATCTGCCTTTTGCTGGTTTTCATACGCTGTGAATTCTTCGTCCATTTCTTGATAGCGTGTATTTGCCTGTGTTTCCAGCGAAGCGATATTCTGCAAATACTCCGCGTATTCTGTTTGAATGTCCGCTTGATACTTTGCAAAGAATGTGTCGAACTGTGCTTT